CGGCGTGACGGTCACGCTGATTGGCAAGGTCAGCTACAAGGCTGACATTGACCGCCTCATCGCGCTGACGGGCTCCTGGCCCGATGACATCCGCCCGATCAAAAGCAAGGTCGAAGCCGATGAGACGCGGCTCAAAGCCATCCGCAACGAGCGCCCAGACCTGTGGCGTCGCATCGCGGAAGCCGTCGAGACCAAGACCGCCAAGACCGGCGTCACGATCAAATTCAAGGAGTAAAGCAATGGAGACGTTTCACGCTCGTCGGGGCGACCCGGCGACGTCACACATGGCGGCTGCGCGTCTGCACCTGTTCAGCGGCAAGCACGCAGGCGCTATTTACTGGGAACTGAAGCGGCATGGCGCTGGAACCTACGAAGAGCTGTCAAAGAGAACCGGCCTGCGTGCGGATCAAGTATGGCGTCGTTTGTCCGACCTGCAGAAGCGCCAGCTTGCCGAGCCCACTGAAGAAACCCGCGCCGGCTCCTCAGGCCGCGCACAACGAGTCTGGAGAGCCGTGTGATCGACTTCGTAAGTACCGCCCCCAACATTGACCCGCAGACACGCGGCTGCGCGCAACTGCTTGCCGCGGTCATCGCGGATGCCATCCGCGGCGCGACGGAAAGCCCGTGGGACCGCGAGGTAGACATGGAGCAGAACGTCGACTCGCGCTTCAGCAACCACGACCCGCTGCTAAGTATTCATTTTCTATTCGGAGACGACTCACCGTTTGAGCTGTACGCCAAGCTCATCGGCCTGGACGCGCAGGCAATGCGTGAGGCTTTGCTTGACACCAGCATCAAGCTCGACGGTAAGCGGTTCACTGAGTTTCAGCGCCGCACCGTGCGCTTGCGTCATCACTGGTATCTGAAGCAGAAGGCAGAGCTTGACGCGCAAGGCAAGAAATTCAAGTTCAAGCTCACGAGCAACATCACAAGGAAAGAAAAGAACCACTCCACGCTGGACCGCAAAACCATCAAGAGCAAGAACGCCGTTTGGAACTGGGACGGCGTCATCAAGCTCGAGAACCCTACGAATGAGGAAGCATGATGCGTAAACGACCAGACCTTGCTGCTCGCAATCGAGCCAACGCTAGGCATGGAATGACTGGCAGTCGAACTCATCGAGTGTGGATTGCAATGATGAGTCGATGTCATGTGCCGTCTGCTAAGGCTTATGCCGCGTACGGTGCGAAGGGCATTTGCGTTTGCAATGAGTGGCACACCTTTGAAAACTTTTTGCGCGATATGGGTGAATGCCCAGACGGCATGACCGTAGATCGCGTTGACAACAGCAAAGGTTATGAGCGTGGCAACTGCCGATGGGCCACCTCCGTGGAGCAGGCAAACAATCGCAAGAGCAATGTGCTTGTCACATTCAACGGAGTCACTCAGTCCATTGCAAATTGGGCGCGTGAAACAGGGTTAGAACGTAAAACTTTGGAATACCGCATACGCGCTGGGTGGGAAGTTGCCCGTGCGTTGTGCAGCAAGCCAATCATCAACAGGAAACAACATGGCATTCAATCTCGCATCAGTCTCTAAATCCCGCCGCAAAAGTGCCATCAAGGCAGTCATTAGCGGTGTTTCCAAGGTGGGCAAGTCATCAATGGCTGCTGATGCGCCAAAGCCCATATTTCTTCCGCTGGAGGACGGTCTTGCTGGCTTAGACGTTGATGCTTTCCCGCTCGCGTCCAGCATGGATGACGTTTACACAGCCATCGGTACGCTCATCAACGAGAAGCACGATTTCAAGACGCTTGTTATTGACAGCGCCGACTGGCTTGAGCCGTTGCTGCACGCATATGTGTGCCGTCAGCACAAGTGGGAATCTATTGAAACGCCTGGCTACGGTAAAGGCTACATGGCAGCAGCTACAGAGTGGAAGACCTTGCTTGACGGTCTGGAAACGCTGCGACGCGACTGCGATATGAACATCATCGTCATCTGCCACGTTAAGCAAACGCACATCGAAAGCCCGACGGCGGAAGGCTATGACGCTTGGACGCTCAAGCTGCACACAAAGGCTTCTGCGCTTCTTGAGGAGTGGGCAGACATCATTGGTTTTGCCGCCCACAAGATTGCGGTGAAGAAGACAGATGCTGGTTTTGGTCAAAAGGAAACTAAGGCGATTAAGACAGGCGAGCGTGTGTTGCACCTTGAAGCACATCCCGCTTACCCATCGGGCAATCGTTTTGGCCTGCGCGATTGCGCGTTGTCATGGGATGCTCTCGCGTCTCAATTGCAGGCTTGATTCAAATCATCAACTAGGAAACAACAACATGGCCCGCTTTAGCTTTAACTCCAACGACGCACCCGTCGCAACCGCACCGACTCGAGGCCCGCTGCCGCCTGGACGTTACGAGTGCATCATCACTAAGTCAGACATCAAGGAAACCAAGGCCGGCACAGGACAGTACATTGAGCTCGAGATGCAAGTCGTCGCGGGCGAGCACAGCGGACGCCGGCTGTGGGAGCGCCTGAACGTCAGCAACCCGAACAAGCAGGCCGAGGACATCGCCAAGGCTGCGCTGGGTGCCCTGTGCGTAGCTGTCGGCGTACACGACATGGAAGACACCGAGCAGCTCCACGACATCCCGTTTGTGGCGTCTGTTGAGATCGACCGCAAAGACCCTGAGCGCAACCGTATCGTCGGCTACGGCAGCACCGGAGCTGCGCCAGCCGCCAAGCCCGCCGCACCGCCCGCGAAGCCCGCAGCGCCGGCTGGTGCGCGTCCCTGGCAGCGTTAATCAATCGAGGTGGCCGGAAGCCCGGTGAGCGTCTTCGTCTCCTAGAGCGCAATAGCCCCGAGTTGCGTCGGGGCCACCTACCTAACAAAGCACAGCAATGAAACTTCCTGAATCCCAACACACCACCAGCGCTGCGATCGTCAAGTGGTACGAGAGCAAGCCGCAGGAGCACCGCCCGCACATGGGCGCGTCCATCATCGGCCACGAGTGCGAGCGCTACATCTGGAACACTTGGCGCTGGGTGCTCAAGGCCAGCTTCCCAGGCCGCATCCTGCGCCTGTTTAACTCAGGCGTGCGCGAAGAGACGCGGCTGATTGAGGAGCTGCGCGGCATCGGCGCGGAGGTCTGGGAGACAGACCCGGCCACAGGCGCGCAGTGGCGTGTGAGCGCGTGCAATGGGCACTTCGGCGGATCGCTGGACGGCGTGGCGCAGGGCTTGCCGGAAGCGCCTAAGACCGCCTGTGTGCTCGAGTTCAAGACGCACAACGACAAAAGCCACAAAGAACTGGTCGACAAGAAAGTGCAAGTCGCCAAGCCCCAGCACTACGACCAGATGACGATCTACATGGGCCTGATGGAGCTGGACCGCGCCCTGTATATCGGAGTCAATAAAAACACCGACGACGTATATACAGAATGGGTGCATTTCGACGTCGAGCGCTTCAAGCACCTGATGCTCAAGGCGCAGCGTCTGATTGACGCGACCGAGCCCCCGCAGCGGCTGTCGTCAGACCCAGCCTATTGGCAATGCAAGTTCTGTACATTCCACCCGGTTTGTCACGGCGACCGCGCCGCAGAGGCGAACTGCCGCACCTGCTGCCATGCCACGCCGGCCACCAAGGGCGAGTGGCGCTGTGAGGTCAAGGCCAAGACGCTAACTGAGCCAATGCAGAAATCTGGGTGTTCAGATCACCTGATGATTCCTGCGCTGGTGCCGTACGCCGAGCCGACTGACGGCGGCGACAACTACGTTATTTATCGGCACAAGGAATCCGGCAAGGAGTTTAGCAACGGCGCAGGCCCCGAGCCGCGCTTTAGCAGCCGCGACCTCGAGCGCTGCCCTGGCGAGCTTTTGCCGGATGTGGCCGATGTGAAAGCCGCATTCCCCGGTGCAAAGCTCATCAGCGGCACTGCGTTTGACGACATGGAATCGGATGACCTGGACGCGGTGCCAACGAAGGGCGACACCAAGCAAGCCGCAGAGAAGCGCCAGCGCGTAACCAAGACGATGCAAGCGCTCAAGGAGTTCAAAGGATGAGTGACTTTCAAGTGTTGCCCATTGGGAACTATGTCTCAAATGAGACACACGAGCGCATTTGCAAAGAGCTTTACGAAGAGATGCGCCGGCTGATCGTGGAGAACGAGCGTCTTCGGCATGAAAACAACAAACTGAGAAAGGCAAACGATGGGCCTGGTCACATCAGTCGTGGTGTGGTTCGCACTGAACCCCGATGAAGAGCTAAGCAGCGCAGACGTCGCGGCCAAGTGGGATGTTCACCACAACAACCTCAAGCGCTCGCTCGAGTACGCAGAAATCAAAGGCTGGCTCGTGCGCTATCGCAAAGAGGACAAGACATCGCGGCTCAAGTGGCGCTGGTTCTACCGGCCAGGCCCGCGGTTGCTCAAGGAGCTAGGCCGATGATCCGCGAAAGCACTGACCGCGTCGCCGTCGTCGACACCGACTATTTCTGGCAACCCATGACGACATGCCCGCTGTCCCGTAAGGTGCAGCTCCTGACGTCAGGTGGTGTCGCTGTCTACGGTTCTTACGACGGTAAGAACTCCACATGGCAAGCCTGGGCACCGCTGCCCAAAGTCCCACCGGAGATGAAATGACCACCACACTACGAACCGCCGCCCAGCAGGCGCTGGAGGCTTGGGAGCACATCAACAAATACGGCTTTGTCTTGGCCGATTACGAAGGCCCGATGGAGCAAGCCATCACCGCC